TCGTCAAGGCGTTCCCAGCCAGTAGAAACTGGTGCTCGATCAATCCTCTCAAATCTTCGAAGAGCATCTTTGTGATAATCATGACCAAAGTTATTATCAGTTCCAAGCTTCATTGCATCTTGGATTACTTTTGATATATCGTCAAAAGATGATGACTTCAGAAGCTTTACAGATTTCATCATTGCTTCTTTCAGTACTTGTTTACGACAGAAGTCAATTGCTTTATCTTTAATATAGTCAGGTTCTCTGACACCCTCGGACTTGTAGACCCTAGTATAGAAATTACGAACCTGATCAGCAACGACCTTATCTTGGTGCTGTAGTCCTGACTTAAGTTCTGTCATCATAATTTCATGATTTGGATGACTTCGATACTTTTCTCTGTAGTTTAATAGTACCTCACAGAAAACCTGCAAATACCTAAGTTCGAAAAATGATACGTCAATAACCTCTGCAACCTGATCGCAGAATGGGCGGTCATCGAGCATCAGTTGGCATAAGTTTTCTTGGAATGACTTCCCAAACTTTAAAAATGTTTCTGTTGTCTCGCTGTGCATTTTTCCTCCAGTTGTTGTTGTTTTTTAAATATAACTTTGTTTTCTTGATTTGTCAAGGTCTTTTGATATTTTTTAATACAGTATTAAGACCATCAAAATTAAGATGCCCAACTCCGTCCTCAAATAGCATCTTTATAAAATTCATCTTCTTAAATTCAGGTTCGAAATTTTTAATGACGTAATCAACACGCATTTTTCCTTGAATAGAAATTTGCGGATGTTTAAGTTGCATAATCTGATAATTGCTTCTTATTCTACTCTCCATCTTGATAATACCTTCATGTAGCTTAAGTTTCTTGGAGGCCATATGACAATTCTTAATGATGGTTTCTGTATCAAATTCATCAGGTAATGACAGAAAAGGAAAACGTTTGGCAACTGTTTTTAGCCCTGCTCCGGCTACACCTTCTAGGTTATCTGATTTGTCTCCAACAATTGCCCTAGCTAATGCAAAATTATTGGGATGAATGCTAAATTCGTCTAAGATATCTTGCTTGCAAACAACTTTATCTTGGATCGGTCTATAGACACAAGTATCATCCGAACATAGCTGAAAGAAATCTTTATCAGAAGAAATGATTATCTTTTTCCAATTGTCATAATATGGATTTTTGGTTACCAGCGATATGATGTCATCGGCCTCGACGTGATCAATTACGATTTGCATAACTGCCATCTCATTAAGGTATTCCATCAGTCTTATGAGTTGATATGCCTTGTTCTCATCTTGTTTTTCTGGTGGTAAGTCTATGAGTCTTCTGTTAAATCTAACTGGTGCTCTGCCATGTTTATAATCTTTATTCATTCTTTTTCGACTTTCTGATCCTCCATGACCATCCCAACAAACAATAACCTCGCTGGGATTAAATCGACTACAAACTTTCTGTAGGGATTTTAGAAAACCGATACAGCCACCGATAGGGTTGCCGTGTACATCAAGCGTTGGATTGACGATGTATGATCTGAGGAAGGCGTTTAAGCCGTCTATTAACATTACTGTTTTCTTCATTATTTCTCCTTATGTTACGTTTTTATATTTCTTTATCGCACTAACAATAGCACCACGAGAGCAATTGAACATTTCAGCCAACTTTACTCATTGTTCCTCCAATATTTCATACTCATGAGTTTCTTTTGGGAAATGCATAATAATGTCAACATTCATTGCTAATCTGACAATAAACTTTTTGTCATTTTCCTCCGACAAGAATGCTAAAAAATTATTTTCACAAAACTTTTGTTTAACCAATACTTTCTTCATCTCAAAATTTACAATACCTCTGGGTCTTCCGAAAAGATAATCTCCTCAATCATATGATCACAGCTATCTATTTCTCTTTTTATTAGTTGTTTAAATTGTTTAAAGTCAGGAGCCGTTACAGGCTCTCCACTCTCGATGATCCTAAATATACCAGCTTCTTTCAGGATGTCGCACTTATTGACAACCAAATGGGTTACACCTGTCATCTCAATTGCATGCGCCAGCTTGTCAACATTCAGCCAGTTAACAGTCCTTCTACGACCAGTCGTAACTCCATATTCTTGACCAAGATCACCAATCAAAGTTAACTCTGGATCATCTAGCAATTCTGGTGGAAAATCAGGGTCGATACCTGATCTTGTATCGTATGCTTTACAGATTCCAAAGATCTTTCTAATCTTTTGTGGTGGTATCCCAAGAGAACAAGCACCATAAGGCAAGGTGGTTGATGAGGTTACATAAGGATAGTTTCCATAGTCAATGTCCAAGTAGAATCCTTGAGCACCTTCGCATAAGATCTTTCCATATAGTTTTTCATCCCACAGATATTCATCTGATAGTACTTGAGAGGCTCTAATTCCAGTTCTAGCCATCTTATCAGCATAACACGGAGCAATACCCTTGGAAGTAGTTCCAAGGCTTCTAGAGAGATTCTGAGAGTCATAATTGATATGAGAATCTTGTACTATATGTGCCTTGGGTGACACCTTAACAAGAGAAGTGTCAAAGCCATTATCTTTAAGATAGTTGATCTCTTTCATAAACGAAACTGGGTGTACAACACAACCAGGTCCTATAACGGACTTTATTCCGTGAAAAACACCGCTTGGAATGAGATGGGTTTTATATTTCTTGCCATCAACAAACACTGTATGGCCAGCATTATTGCCTCCGGCCCATCTACAAACAAAGTCATAATCTCCAATCTTTGCAAGATAAGAGGTGACTTTTCCTTTTCCTGTGTCGCCCCATGATAAATCAGATACAACATCAGCAAATTTAATTTTATTCATTTTGTCCTCCTATAAGTAATCTAACACAATAATATAATTTGTCAAGCAAAAACAATAAAAAACCCCCAAGGAATTAACCAAGGGGGCAAAAGGAGTAATAATATGAATAAATCAAAACATGATTCTTATTCTTCATCGACTCCGAAGTTTTTTCCTTCAGTATCGAACTTTTTGATAATCTCTTCGTCCATAATGTCAAAGACTGTTTGTTTGAACGATGGATCATCTAGTTTCTGTAGCCAGTTGGCGGCTCGAAACTTTGTCTCATTACCTTGCGAGTCTTTCAGATAACACCAACCGCCACCAACTTTAAAGCGATCAGTCCCAGAAGCCTTGATAGCTTCCAACCAAGATTCTTCATCTTGTATCCTAACCTCGTCGCCCCAAAGAATTTTGAAGCCACAGGTTCGACCCTCAGATCCGAATCGAGATTTCTCAATCTTGACCTTCACTTCAGAGCCTTTTCTCACACCTGTCTCATCAGTAACATAAGCGGCTTTCGCCTTTCGTTTGGTGAGCCAGATTCGCAACGAGGAGAAGTATTCAATGGCCTTACCGCCGGGAGCGATGTATGGAGTTGTCAATGCCTCGGCAACATTACTGGTAATGTTTGTCTTCAGCTGATTAATGAGCAACAGCGTACATTGCTGATTTGCGAGGGGAACGGTAAGTTTTGGAAAAGCACGAGCAAAGATGCGAGGCTTGACCGCCATTGAACTTTGTGGGTTAAAATCACCCTCTAGTTCCTTCTCAGAACTAGTTGCTGCAATAGAGTCCCAGATAAACAAGAACTGGTTGTCAGGATAATCCGACATTAACATTTCAATTGTTTCTAGAGTTTTCTCCACTGAGACTGCCTGAACGTACATGAAATCATCATTTACATTTATACCTGCTTGTTCTAGGAACAAGGGGTCAATTGCAGACTCAGCATCAAAGTATACAACGAAGTGTCCCATACTCTGAGCATTTGCAGCGATTTGGCAAGCCATATAAGACTTACCGGCAGAAGAAAGACCAGCGATTTCGATGATCTTACCTACTGGAATACCAGCAAGTTTTCCTCTGCAAATGATCGAATCTAACCAACGGGAACCAGTGGGAATCCACTCAGTAACCGCAGTCGGATTGTCTTCATTAAGATCATGAGCAACATCCATGCCCACAGATTTATTGATCCTTTTTTTCATGGCTGATAGATCAATTTTGCCTGCCTTAGATGACATTTTTAGTACACTCCCCATTTAACCTCCTTGGTGTATTTATTCTTCTGTAGTCTCCTCGGTTTCTTCTGATTCTTCAGTTTCAGTTTCTTCGGAAGATTCAGTTTCTTCAGACTCCTCAACTTCTTCTACTTCTTCCACGGCTGAAGTGTCTTCTGCAGAGTCTTCTTTTTCACCGCTACATGCAATCAGTGCGGCACTCATAATAACATATTTCATTTTTATTTCCTCATTGTTAAAAAAAATTGAGACATTTTATACTGTGTCTCAGCAGTAAGAAAGGGGCCGTCCTTTTAATCAACACAACACAACAACAGAAGGAGGACGGCAAAAACCTTCTCACAGGAGGACTATGACTCAATCATCTTTCATAAAGTTATGAAATGCCTCGTCTAAACCACCACTATTATCAGAGTACTTTTGGGTCTCACTTGAGCGACTTTCGGAGGACGAATCGGAGGACAAGAAGTCGTCAAGCATTGCTTGCACATCGGAGGTGGACTTTCTATCAAAGAGTGACTCGATTTCTGGGATAGAATCTAGTAGCTCTTCACAGTTTGCTACATCATCATCACAGAGGACCGATGGTCTTCGACGAGGCTTTAGTGTAGTCTTAGGAAAAGAACCCGGAGTTCCTGGAACATTATAATTTAAAACAATGTCAGTTCCACTCTCAGGATCGGTAATGTCTCCATAATCAGGATCAAGGACATAACCAAGCAAAGTTTCATATGCTGTTTTTCCGTAAGACCAAATCTTTACGCCTTCAGATTCTTTGCCACGAACGATAATAGGTGAATAGTATCGTTTACGAACAAAAAGTTTTTTAGCTTCTTGCTTTAGAGTATTATCATCATTCTGTACTCCGTCTCGCCAAAGTGACGATGCGAACTCACAGATAGGACAATCTTCCCCATGATTTTTCTTTGGACAAAGAATACCAGGATTTTTACCTACGTTATAGTGAAAGTGAAACTCCTTAAAGGGGTCGCCATCCGAAGTAGGTAGGATACGGATTGCTTGATCTCCTTCACTTGGTCGCCAACGAAAACTTGGAGTTGAGTTAGCGTTTTTCCCGTTTTGGGATGCGTTCAGTTTAGCACGCATTGCTTCGATATTAATAGCCATAATTTAGTCTCCTTATAGTTGCTATTTTTTTGTGTTTAATCACTAAGGTACGCAGGGTCTTAACCTTACGTCCATTCATAATATAACATGTTAGTCAAGTGTTGTCAAGTAAAAAAGTGAAGGTTTTTTGCATGAGAAACCAGCAAAACTCTCTATGGGGTTTATGCGCGAGTAATAGTTACTTGGCGAGTAGCGGTTTGAATGTTTCCGACACGTCGATTAAAATTAATAGTACGGAAAGCATTATTATCAACATCCCAAACTACCTCAAAGCCAGGTGCCAAGGTTCGTTGATTAGCAAAGCCTTGTGGAAGATCCGAAAAACTAATGTAGTTCATAGTTCGTTGGGTTCCATCGGCTTTGGTAAAAGTAACAGTGTTTACTTGGAATTGGTTAGTGATACTCATTTTTCCTCCATTGTTGTATGAGTTCTTTGTAATCGTTTTTGATTACCTTTATAATGTAACATTTTTACTTGTTGTTGTCAAGGATTTTTTATTACTTTTTTTGTATAAAGTGTGTAAAGTGCTTCACATAGAAGTGTGTTTCATGTGGAGTTTGATACACAGCGAACGAGGTCTCTCTTGTTTTTTCTTTATTGATGGTAGCCATGTCCTTAATGGATGGTATTACGTCATCATTTGTGTTGAGGTCCTCCTCGCTCACATTTATAATGTAACAAGTCTCTGTGATGTTGTCAAGTGGAAATAATAACTTTTCTGAATTATCATCCAAATGGCCCAAGCCAAGTGTGGTTATCCTAGATACTTCTTTTGGTGTGTGATGTTCTCCGAATACTGGTTGGACATTTTTACAGAAATTATTCATGTGTATAGCTGAATAGTAATAATGATTTACTTGGTCATAATATTCTTTAATTGATCCATGTCCGAAGTTATCTAAAGCAATCTCGTTGTCAAACAGTATCATCTCATCTATCATACCAGAACGAGTAAATTCTTGCAATATATTAAAGTGAACTTTGTTTCTTTTCTTTGCCTCAGACGAAAGGTAATCAAGTTCAGGAGTTATATAACAAACAGTTGTTCTAAGGTCTTTTAGAGGCTCTAGAACACGCAGAATAGCAGCAGACACCTTACCACTACCGCAAGTAATTACAAGAGCTTCAGAGTGCTTTTTCAGCCATGTTTTGGGAGGGTTATATTCTATCTGATCATATTCCTCAACAGTGCTGCATTTGGGTATTCCTTTATCTTCATCAAGAAGAACCACTTGATATGTTTTGTGTTTTTTAAAAAGCTTTGCAATATTACAACCAGCTTTTCCAAGTCCGATGATTACCATTTTAGTTCCTCCATGTTACCAAGATCTTTTCCGATGTGAACAGAGGACATAAAATGTCCGAGTTTTGTATCCTCAAAGATCTCCTTGATTTGCGGTATGATATGACGATCTTCGACAGACAAGTCAATAATCACACAATCATGAATAGTAAAGGCGACGTGAGATTTTGTTCCGATAAGAAACTTATTAATCTTATTAACTCTGTCCATGCAGTTATCACTGGACGTTGACTGCAATAGATAATTTAGAGAATGGAACTTATCACATTCTATTACTCGCCCGAAGGGAGTACGTATGGAGCCTTCTCGATAGTATTCTTTAAGTACGTTTTCTCTAGAGTAGAAATCTGATTGAATTGTCTTCGATCTTTCATTATAAAGCCAAGCAAAGAATTTAGTCTTGGCATCTTCTCTTGTACCTTTTTTAAAGATTTCTTTTCGGTTGAACTCATGAATATCCTCCTTTGGTTGTTCTTGCCCTGAAAGCGAAATTAAAGTGCGGATCTCAGCCGCATTAAAGTCAAGCTCAATGAACACATCGTTTGTTGGCCTTACGATGTCTCTTAGCTCGGTTTTTAGATTCATTATTGGAAATGAACCTTGTTTTGTTGTCAAGCGACCAGTAACAGAACCAAACAAGTCGTAGTTTACAAAAATTTCTTTTTGTTCTCCAAAGTTTTTCCAAAGCGTGCGAGCTTTAAAGTCTTTGTCTCTAATATTGTATAGCTTGTGTTTGTTAATGTTAAGTTTTCTTGACGAAATGTCTTGGATTGTCCTGTAAGTGTCGTGTAGATGACGATAGTTGGATGGCTTATCGTAGTTTTCTTTGATCCATTCGCAAATTTCATTTCGAGTCTCAAAATAATGCTGAAGGTGTTTATCGGGGACCATATCATAAAAGCAAATGTCGGATAAATTGATTTTTGCTTGACGAAATGAATTAAAGTGACCCTTTATTCT